AGTTACTGTATCCGAACCAGTAGCCGTTTCCGACACTGCGCCATAGAACACAAAGCTTGATGTTAGGCTATCCGTGCCCGTTGCAGTTTCGCTTACGCTTGCTGCATACACAGGCAAACTAGATACTGCATCTGCCCCCGTAGCTGTTTCCGTTACCGTTGCTGCGTATGTAGGCCCTGCGGTGACTGCGTCGCTACCTGTGGCTGTCTCGTTAAGAGCCGACAAAACCACGTGCCCTGTGAGAACGGAATCAGAGGCTGTAGCTGTTTCTGTTACCGCTACGCTGATACCCAACGTAGAAGTTACTGCGTCTGTACCGACAGCTACTTCACCAATACCGCCCCATGAGTTGTAACCCCATGCGCTTTCGCCCCAACCCGTGCCTGCTACTGCCGCATCATATATTTCACCACCACCGAGCGAATCAGAACCAGACGCCGCCTCGGTAATTGCTGACACCGCCGCAAAAACAGAAACAACAGCGTCGGAACCCGTGCCGGTCTCTGTTACAGCGGCATCGTACTGCGGCGATCCAGCTAATGCTTCCGTGGCAGTTGCGGTTTCAGCTACAACAGAGTCGTAAAGCTTGCTTGTTGCAAGTGCGTCCGTGCCCGTGCCTGTCTCACTTATAGCGGCTAATGCAGTGATTGCCGCAAGTGCGGCCTCTGAACCGGTGGCGGTTTCGTCTACAGAGCTAGTGAAGGCGGTAAAACCGCCCCACCCTTGTTCGCCCCAGTAGCCGTCACCCCACCCGGCCATATTAAGCCGCCAAGCTGAATGTGTATGTCACCGACAAGGTGTCGCCATTAACCACAGAGCGATCACCGGGAGAACCAAAGTCAGCAGCGGAGAACAGTGTGCCAGCAGTACCACCCTTAGCGCTACCGCTAGTCAAGAATGCGCCGCCAACAGTTGCTGTACCGTTGATGTTAAACACAGCAGCAGAAGCAGCGTTTGTCACAACAGAAGGGTTAGCAGTAGTAGCTGTTACAAACGTAGCTGCAACACGAGTTGAGTTACTGTAGTCGGTAACTTCTGTCCAACCCGCGTGGCTAAGCATGGTGTCTCCAGCAGCGGGAGTATTAGAAGCAGCGGCGCCGTACAAACCAAGATACCAAGTAGTGATCTGGGCCACGGAAGTCAAAGCAGTGCCGGCCATGTAAGCCAAACCAGCATTAACCACTAAGTTTTGAGACTCGGCAGTCCACTTCAAGTTGCCGTCTTTGTCACGGCACTCAACGTGATACTTACCAGTAGCTTGTGCAGCTTCACCGGCTTTAGTGTTGCAAGACAGGCCACCAGAAACTACGTCAGTGGCTTTAGTTTTTTCGATAGTCATGGTGACTCCTTAAGAAATGCGAAGAATCGCGGTGTTGTATGCAGATGCGGGGAACTGAACCACAAAGGTGTTGACGGATGTTTTGTCAGAACCAAAGTCCAACACACAAACGGAAGCAGTGCTGCCCCCACCTAAGTCTTTGTAAATCAATGCGCCCCGCGCAGTGATTGCGCCTGTCCAAGACACGTTGGCAAACGACCAATAAGCCGCAGCCGTTGATCCTGTTTGGTTACCGATTGTTGGTACTTGCGTAATGGTCAGCGTCTCTCCACCAGCCGTGTAACCACTACCAGAAGCTTCGCCAACAGATGTGTACGCAGTGGTATCGGGGCCAAGCGTGGCGCTGCCTGTGTACAGCGCAATTTTGTACGAAGTGTCAACCAAAGAGTCAAACGAAAAGTCGCCTGACGCGAGGCCGACTTTGAATGAATTGGTTGCGCCTTGGGTCAGTGCCATATCAATTTACTTTCTGACGGAACTGCCCTGAACGGTAGGCGTCTTGACGCTCCATACCATCACCCAGACGTTTAGCCAACGCAAGTGCTTCCATGAACTTCTGGTTGTACAACTGCATCATGTCAGCTTCACCCTTCATGTAAGTGTAAGCCTCAACCAAAGATGCGTACAACAGCACAGAGTCAAAGTTATCGCCAAGCCATGTACGACCATCTGCCGCAGTGGTAATTGATTCTGGATAGAAATAGTAATGCAATTCTGTCCAATAACTTGCATCGGGCGTTGGGCCAAGAATGAATGTCAACTCGTCTGCGTTATCAGAACGCGGGCCAAACAAGGCATAGTACCGTGGTACGCCTGTGTCATCAGGTGTAGGGTACGCTTGACGAATAAAGTTCACGTCTTTATTCAACAGATACTCGTAGGTACCTGTATTCATATCGCTGCCTGTAACGTCAGTCACAATTGCCAAAGAGTACACCGCCAGAAAATCCGTGGGGCACTGAAGGTACTTGTTGTTTGCCGTTACTTGACCATACACATTCTTGCGAATTGATGGGAACTGAACACTGTTGTAAATACGCTGCTCAGCCTGAGTCACGAAGACAGGAAGCTCCGCCACGAAGTCCGCCTCCGTGTTCTCTGTATAGGCTTGGATAGCAGCGTAAAGTTCAGTCTTGGTCATGTTTACGCCATCGGGCCGCGAGCCATCACGCCTTTAGTCGCAGCGCCTGTGCCACGAATCTTGATGCCAGAAGTTTTAACACCGGGGTAAGGATTGCTACGCTCATTGGCAACACCCATGTTTGCCTTCAACGCTTCCTTGACGGGCATCTCACCAACCACAACAGTTGGAGTTTTCTTAGGTGATTTGTATGTAGCCATGATTAGCCTTTACGTCCGGGGGACTTCTGGTTAGCAATCTTAGCCATGTTGCGGCCCATCTTCAGCATGTCGCTGTTGGTTTTGCCACCAGCACGAAGCTTGGTCATGGGCTGGCCGGGGTGCTTAGCTTTTTCGTGCTTACCCACAGCGGCTTTAATCATCTTCTTGTCTTGGGCTAAATCTTTTTTATCCATGTTCGACTCCTTATGTCGTTTCAACCGTTACTGTACCAACTTCTACGTTAACTACCAAGTAATTTAACGTCAAAGCATCATCAAAACTGCTTGCCCCACCAACAGGGTTCCAGCCCCACTGATACACCCTACTACCACCAGAAGGAAAACCGACCGCATCAACTGACGTACTGCCAGTGTTTGAGATTTGCAAGCCCGTTGTACCGCCTTGGTAGTACGTTGTGTCAGGACGTGGATCACGCAAACCTTGTGGATCATCCACTGGGTACATACCCAACTGCAACTGCGGCTGATCTGGATCCCAACATGTCCGACAGACCAAGAGATTGTAGTTCTTGGTCTTGATAATTTCTTTGCGTAGATCAGTCAGCTTAAACTGAAAGCCGCAGCGATCACACTCCGAGATCGCATTCTTGCCTGACGCAAACCGGTTGCCCATTTACGTACCGCCCCCAATGAACATCTGACGGGGCACAAAGCGCACAGCCGCCTTCTCTTGGTCTTCACCAGCGGCGCGATCCCAAGCCTCGTCATACTGCTGTTTCAGCACGTCCAAACGGGCCAAACCTTCGGGCACCTTCAAAGCAATGTAGTACGCCAAGCCAGCGGCCAAGCAAGGCACAAAACGGAACGGCACGTCCATCGTCTTAGTACCGCCACCAGCGTCTTGGATACGGCGCATGCGCCAGTACACAAACTGGTATGTCTGTCCGGGATTGGGTGTTGGCCACACAGTGATGCTGTTCTTCTGCACCAAGCTCATGGCTGCGCCAGTGCTGTGGGCTGCTGCTGTTGTTCCGTCCTGACCGCGTGTGCAGTTGTAGAGGTACGCAGGCGTAGCACCATCTGCTGGGCTGGTTTCGTTGTAGCCAATCAGCTCTGTACCAATACGAATAAATCCTGCCGTTGGAATACCTTCGAGCGACGTAACAGGGATCGTTGTAGCTGTGGCCGAGATGTTGGCTTGCACAGTACCTGTCAGCGCATTTGCACCACCACTCAAACGTTGCACCCAAACCTGAATAGGACGGCCTTGGATCAATTTATTTGGGATGGTGGCGTACGTTGACACACTGATCCGAGTAATCGTCAGGTCGGCCTGATTTGTGGGCACGTTGGCGCTTGTACGAATGACATGCTCCAGCAGGTCAACTGTATCGTCAGGAAGCGCGTAAGTCGGCTGGCCAGTCACAAGCGTGATGGTGTTCTGCTCGAACGTCCACATGTTCACGCCACGGTTTGCCCAGTCAGCAAATAAAAGATTCAACGAGCGACGTGCAGTGCGCAAGTCATAGCCCGTGCGAAGTTCAGAACCCGCCCGCTCAAAAGCTTCCTCGACCATATCATTGAGGTCAAGGTTAAAC